AATTTGACCAAGTAGCCATCATAGATGGTGACGAGGTCGCCTTGATAAATTGCTCCGGACTGGTTATCTGCAATTTCGTAGCCGTACTGAGCTTGGGCACCAGTGGCGGAGAGATTGCCGAGAGGACGCAGACCAAAGGCTTTGTCAACGTTAGCCATTTGTCATTCCTTTGAAAAAAGTTGGATTCATCGGCCCTTACTAGAGCCTCCGAAGGAAACGCGGGACTGACGGGTGGGCCGCTGAATGGTCATGCTGTTGTGTGCATTGGCCTTCATCAGCTCATTATCCGCTGCCTGCAATTGGTCGTTCGCTCGACTACGGTAATATGCGTCGCGCTCTTCCACGGTCTCTTCGGGAATACGTGCTAGGAGCAAACCTCCCACGCTGATCACACCAGCATGTCGGCCGTCTTCAATTGTTGGGACGTGATAGTCAGGGTATTCGTCACCGCGAACCAACTCATACCCCTCGCGGAGCTTTCCAGAGATGTTCGTACGGTCTTCGATACCACCGGCTTCAGCTCGAATCCAACGGTGCTTGTATCCAGGAGGAGCAGGGGGCGCATCTAGTCGCGAAGGGGGAGCCCAAGGCTTGCGTCGCGCATCTTTCTCACGAGATTCGGCCCCGCGAGAACTGCGATTGAGTGTAGGTACTTTGACGTCTGACATGGTCTTACTCCTTTACGTACTTGGCATATTCCTCGAGAGGAACACCCAGCTTTTTGGCAATTGCAACTTGACTTGGTGTCAATTTGACAGTGCGGCGTGCGTTGTTAATACCCGATGATCGGGATGCAGGTGCCACCGTTTGCACGGGTCTGGTGGTTCTGTTAGTTTGCGCTTGCTGCTGACCGCCACCCAGCTTCTGGGGGAAAGTCTGCTTCAAACGGTTGTCTAGCTCATCATAATACTCATTGCTGTTCGGGTCAAATCCCTCAACTTGAATCAACTGTCGATGGATTCCCCATGCGGCATGAGTCATGGCAGTATCGCGGCCATACCAGGGGTTGCGTTCGGCCCAATCCTCGACGCGAGGATCAACTTCCTGCTGGATTTGTACCTGGGGCTGCTGGGCAGCTTGTTGAGCCGCCAATTGTTGCTGCTGTGCCCACTGCTGTGCTTGCTGCTCGCGCTGCTGGGCAGCCTGCGCGATCTGGTTTTGCTCCATGGTGAGCGAAGTCAGGCGCTGCTGTGCTTCCGTTTCGGTGTCAATGTCACCTTCCTCACGGGCCTTGCGGATGATCTGCTTGAGAGCCACCACTTGCGTCTGCACGCGGCCGTTGGCCTCGCCCAGGCGCTCGCTGTCGGCAGTCATGTACTGCTGCTCGAGCTGCTGCGCACGAGCCTGGACACTCTTGGCGTACTCCAGGGCCGCCTGCTCGCGTCGCTGGGTCTCGCGCAGGCGCGCGGTCAGCTTGTCGATGCGTTTCTTGACGCCTTCGCTGTACTGGTCCAGCTCGCCGCCAGAAGAACCATCATTGGCCTGCTGGGTGGTCGTCTCGACGCGAGGCGCTTGCGGTTTGTCCAGCACTTCAGCAGCGCCGTCCTCCCCGATTGCGACGGTGGCAGGATTTTCATCCTCACCGATCTTAAATTCCAACTCTTCATTCATACCATTGCTCCTTTACATGTGCAGAATGTCTTCAGGACTGTTCACGACAGCCAAAACTTCGTCGTCGTTCAACAGACGAATCTCACCGCCGTCGATTGGGATGCGAGCACCCGCATATCGTCCGAAGATGATCCAGTCACCCTCCTTGCACCATGGGCCAGCGGGAAACTTGCTCTCGTCGGCATAGGCAAGGTCACCTATTTTCAAAACATAGCCGCAGGTGGTACCGAGCTGTGTCTTGCGCTGCGTTTCTTCGGCCAGGACGATACCGCCCTTGGTCTTTTCCGCGCCGCGATAGGGCAGGATGGCAATGCGCCACCCAGTGGGTTTGGGGATGGTGTCGATGACGGCTTGGTCGAGCTTCTCGGGGTCAAACCCGAGCTCGGTATAGGCGTCTTCGAGGGCGGGCGGCTTGTTGGCTGCCTCCTCGGCCCATTTACGCTCCAAGGCGGTCATGTTGATTTCAGGTATCACTGCGGTTTCCATGGGCTTCCTTTCACTTTAGAAAATCGTCGACGTCTTCCGTGACTTTTGAGAGTAACTCTTTCACGGAATCTTCAACCATTCTCAAACCCTCAAGGCGACCCATCATGAAGCGATACCGCTCCATGTCAGTGATGGTTCCATTCAGGACAATCTGTTTTGATTGGTCCTGGAGTTTCCTGATTTCTTTCAGAACTGCTTCTGCAAATTCAAGCATGGTGTTTCCATGAAAAGCAGACGGCACAAGGCCCCGTCTGGTAGCACTCACTCACGAATCAGTATATCTTAACTGGACGATTGCCGTCCTTCTTTTTCACTTCCATGAATGGGCCTTGAACTCCCTTTGGAGTTTTCACTGCGCCACCCTTGGCCATCTTTGTTTTGCCTGCCTTGTCATAGGCGATGGCAGCAGCCTGTTTCACGGCAGCAGTTTTGCTCTTTGGCTTGCTGGTACCGATCTTTCCAGACTCTTTGAAGTCGCGCACCAGAGTGCCGATGTTCTTGCTGATGGTTTTCTGGCTGGAACCTTTTTTAAGCGGCATATTGGCCTCCTGGTTGCTGTGGTTGGTTGAGTTTCTCTTGCTGCAATTGCAGCTTCTGCATGTTGATCTGGTTTGTCTGCTGGGCCTTTTGCTGGTCCAGTGCCAAACGCTGCTGGTCGATGCCGATGCGGGCCTGATCGGCCTGTGCACGCTGGGCAATCTCCTTCTCCTTGATCTGCACCAAGGGATCGGGGCCTTCGCCGCCAGCAAACTTGTCCTGCATGTCGCGCACTTCCTTCATGCCCATGGCAATGTTGATGGCGATCATGCCTTCCTTCTGGATTGCAGAGATCAGGTGGTCCGGATCGGTGCCGTACTGCTTGAACAGCTCGGCTTCGACGTCCTCTTCGGCGCGCAGACGCACGTGGTCGAGGATGTGCTTTTGCAACTCGGCTGCAGACATCGGATTGGCCTGCAGGATCGGCGACATGCCCATCATCAGGTGCGATGCAATGTGTGCGTCGTGCTGTTGGCCAGCAAAGGCCTTCAACTTCATGCCGTTGAGCACATCGCTGTTCTCGGAGGCAGGATCGCGAGGCATGTTGGTGTTCTGTGGCAGCAACACGCCGTCGATGTCACGGATATTCAAGGCCGCGTACATGCGGTAGTAGGCCTCGTACATGTTGTGCATCTGCGGAGCGCTCTGGGCCAGCTGCAACTGCATCTGGGCGAGCTGAATGCGCTGTGCGGAGCTGAAGATGTTGGGGTCAGCCACTGGCTGCACCGACACCATCGAGTCAAAGTCCTTTTTCTTGATCTTGCGGGACGCGCCAGGTACCTCGTATGGGTACTCGTCGTCCAGGTACTGACCAAAGCCTTCAAACAGCAAGCGGAACTCAAGCGTCTGCGCATAGTGCAGGCGTTTGTGGATGCTGGACATGACCATGGAGCCGCGCTCGAGCAGCGCCAGGGTCGTTCCGACCTGTGCGTACTGGTTGCCGTCGCCAACTTGCATGTCGGCGGTGCTGGAGAGGCGTTTGCCGGCGTCCACAAGGAAGCCAAGCAGCGCAAACAGCACCTGGCTGGGCTCTTTGTAGGGCAGAGGCAGCAAAGAGGCTGAAAGCTCCGCGCCACCAGCGTCAATGTCGCGCCATTCGCCTGGTTGGATGGGGTCAGAGTCGTCCGCAATGCGCGCGCCCTTGGCTTTGAAGCCTGCGGGCAGGTTGGCGAGCGTGCCAGCGTCAATCAGCTGGCGCAAAGCGCTCGTAGCGGCCTTGCCGAGGCCGCCGATGAGGTGCACAAAGCCCAAACCGTAGGCACCAGGACCCTCGACGAGCACGTAGTGCACGAAATAGTTGCGGCGCGTGAATTTCTTGTCGTCTTCTTTCCAGTTTCGACGAATTCCGACCACCTTAAGCGTGTCTTCAG